TATTATTCATACACATTCAAATGAAATAACTAAGTTTCTCAAAAATAAGCTTTCAAGTAATTCTAGATTTTTATTTAGAGATGAGATATCTAATAATGAGGATATTTTAAAAGAGCACTACGAAACAAATCAACCAAGCGTTCTTGTATCTCCCTCTCTTGCTTTTGGTGTTGATCTTAAAGATAATTTAGCCAGATTCCAAGTATAATAAAAATGCCGTATCCCTCGTTAGCATGCAAGAGAGTAAAGCGATTATTTGAGATTGACAGAGACTGGTATGAAAATAAAATGTTAAATGCTTTAGTACAGGCGTGTGGTCGTGCTACGCGCAGTAAAAATGATTTTTCGACCACATATATACTTGATGGCAATGTAGTTAATATTCTAAAAAGAACTAAAGATAAATTACCTAAAGCTTTTATAGAGCGCGTTTGTTAATAAATAATATAGTGAGAAATCAAACGTTTCATTTCGAGATAAAAGACGTAATAACGCAATTTGTAGCCGCGTTTGATAATATTGTAATTAAGAGGTTTGATAAAAATAGAATTTCTCAAAATAAAGTACAGGTAAGATATGTTTACGCGCCCAAGCAAAGAGTTCTTTATGATTTGGTTAATAAGGCTCAAAATTTAACAGTTCCCGCAGTAGCTGTTAATATTACCGCGGTTAGTAGAGATGAAACTCGAGTTTTTAATAAGAGTAGTGGTTTTTATATAACGAGAGGAAAATATGAAAATGATTATAAGTTGACTTCAGATTTCTATAGGACACCAGTACCAGTTAATATAAACGTTTCAATGTCTATTATTACTAAGTTTCAAACAGATATGGATCAAATTATTTCAAATTTCGTTCCCTACACAAATCCATATATAGTTATATCATGGAAAGTACCGGAAGATCTTTCTGCTTCATCTATACCCTTTCAAGAAATAAGAAGCGAGGTTCTCTGGGACGGCGGTATTAATTTATCTTACCCCACGGACATTGCAGCAAATGACAAATACCGAATAGTAGGCGATACTGCGTTTGTTATTAAAGGGTGGTTATTTCCTTATGTACAGAACCCTTACGGTAATATATATAAAATTGACGCCAATTTTAGAGCTTCCTCATATATTACTACTTACGATTCCCTATCAGACAATACATACTCATGGCCTGTAAGTACAGGCTTAGTAGATGACTTGGAAACTGTAACGGTATCAGGAACCCCACAAATTACAAATATTGACTATACAAATTATACTACGTGGTGAGGTATATTTATAGTTTAAAGTGCGCTTTTGTTTAATAAATACTTAGGATATACCTATGGCCGATTCCAATAGAGAGAGTACGTTTGGTAGAGACTTAATGAAGTTTATTTCATCTAAGCTCCCCTATCAGTCTATAGGTATTGAAGATCAAATAAATAAGTTAAATCCAAAATATTCCGAATTTTACGACAAGGGTACTAAGAGAGATGAGGCATTAGCCAGGCAATCAGTCTCATCATCCTTAGCATTTACAGATGATCTTTATGCAAATATAGTACAAAATAAAGATTATCATAACTTCATGTACGCAAATATTCAGCCTGATAAAGGTAGAAGGCTGATGGACTACAGAGTAATGGCTGCTTTTGCAGAAGTAGCAGACGCACTTGATGAAATATGTGATGAATTTATTAATAAAGATGATAATGGGGATATAGTAAAAATAAATTTTAGAACAGATTCACTTTCAGAAGAGCAAAGAGAAAAACTAAGAAAAGAATTTCAAAAGTATATAGGATTTTTTGATTTGGAAAATAAAGGATGGGAATACTTAAGACAGCTTTTAGTAGATGCTGAGTTGTATTGGGAGCATATAGTTCATAAGAAATACCCTGAAGAAGGTATTCTAGGTGTTGTGACTGTGCCTTCTGATGTTATTGACCCGGTTTTTGAAAATGTACAAAATCAAATAGTAAGAGGCTATTTACTTAGAAAAAATATTTACGATTCAAAGAACCCGGGTAAGATTGCTAAGATTGAATTGGTACCAATGGATGTTAACCAGGTAACGTATATTAATTCAGGCATATGGAATGAAAGTAAAACAATAAGACTTCCGTTCATAGAGAATGCACGTAGAGCATACAGACAGTTGTCTCTAATAGAAGACTCAATAGTAATTTACAGATTAGTACGTGCTCCTGAACGACTCGTTTTTAACGTAGATGTAGGTAATATGGCACCGCCTAAAGCGGAAGCGTACTTAAGAAAGCTAATGCAAAATTATTGGTCGCGTCGCACGTACGACGCTGATCAGGGCGCTTCTGTTCAAAAGTTTAACCCTCAATCAATGTTAGATAGTTTTTGGTTTGCAAAACGCCAGGGGTCAGAAGGTACTTCTGTTACTCAATTAGCCGGTGGATCAAACTTAGGTGAATTAACAGACCTAATGTATTTTGTTAAAAAACTTTACAAGTCATTGAAAGTACCCGAAACAAGGCTAAACCCTGAAAATCAATTTAAAGATGGTTTAGATATACTAAGAGAGGAATTAAAGTTCGCTAGATTTATAATAAGACAACAGCAACGGTTTGCTGAAGGTCTCAAAAACGGTTTTATTACTCATTTAAAACTAAAAGAGCTTTGGAATGAAATGGGATTAAAAGACAACTATATTGACTTATTTTTTAATCCACCTACCAATTTCTATGAATTGAGAGAAAATCAACGTCTCCAAATAAAAGCAGAAAACTTCAATGCTCTCACACAAAGTGATTATGTCTCTAAGACATATGCACAAAAACGCTATCTAGGTTGGACAGATTCGGATATAATGGCCAATAGAGAGTTTCTGCGTAAGGATCGTGAATTAATGTGGGAGCTAGATAATATTACTAATGGTGGGCCAAACTGGGCTGAAGCCGGCGCTGCTCCACCTACTGAAGCGGCACCTGGTGGAGCTCCTGGAGGGTCTCCCGGAGAAACACCGCCTGCTTTCGGACCAGCTCCAACAGGTGGTGAAGAAGCACCCCCTGAAGCAGCACCGGAAGCTGGTGCTGCAGCACCTCAACAGGGAGCCCCTGCTGCGACAGCTCCCGCATAATAAATAAATGTGATGGACTGTTCCGCAATAACACCAATAACCGCATTTCAAAGTACTAATCTAAATTCAAAAATTGATTCGTTTAGTAGATTAGGCTCACGTATTTCACGCGCATTAGGTGCGCCAATGATTAACGTCGAGATTCACCATGATCAATTATTTGAAAATATATCATTAGCCTGTGAGCTGTTTAGTAAATTTGCAGGTTATACAGAAGAGTATTTGATATTTGATTCGAATCTTTATAAGGACGGTAAAGGTATAAAGCTTGATGATCTATTTAGTATTACCCCATTCTTTAATAAAGTTGTAACACCTTCAAAAACTGTATATGTTGCTACATCTGCTATTCCTGCTGCATACTTTGCAAATTCTTCATCGTTGTCAGCTACATATATAGATGGTATTTTTGCTAATCAAATTCTTACAACTACAGATTATTTAAGTGTAATAAACTACAATAGCGCTTGTGAATATGTATTTAAACCATCAGAAAACTCACAAGAGCAATTTGTTAATAGTTTTGATTATGATGTAATGGACTATAGAAAAGTCATAGATGTAGTGGACTTTGAAGAAGGATCAAGCACAGGTGTTAACACCCTATTTACTATTGAACAAACTCTAGCACAGCAAACATATTTTAGCTACGCAATGGGTAACTATGGTTTTGATTTAATCAGTTGGTATGTATTAAAGAACTGGCTAGAAGTTAGAGAAAAATTATTAGCTATTAGAAGACATATAACTTTTGATCCAAGAACACAATACATGGTAATGTATCCACCACCAAGAACACCGGGATCAGGAAGTCGTTTTTATGGTGTAGTAGCATGTCATGTTGAGAGAAGACTAAGAGATATAATTAAAGAACCTTGGGTATACCAATATGCATTAGCTTTATCAAAAATTAGTATAGGAAATATAAGAGGTAAATACTCTGGCACACAATTATTTGGCGGTGGGTCAATTAACTTTAATGATATTTTATCACAAGGGTTAGAAGAAAAGAAAACATTGGAAGAGAAATTGTTTACAGGAGCTGCACCAGGTTTTGGTGACTCTGATCCTCCTATGTTTTTTGTTGGGTAAGTAGAAAACCAGCAAAATCTGAATATATTATTATAATGTCTGTACTACGACATCTACCCTATTTTCGCGATAAACCTTATGTGTGTGCCGCACCATTAACTTCACTAAGGTTTGATTTTGGTGGTCGAATAACCGTATGTTGTAATAATTTAACATATACTCTAGGTAACTACCCGGAGACATCCCCTATGGATGCATGGTTTGGGGATAGAATAAAAGAAATAAGAAAAGCATTAGAGAAATTTGATTTTACTAAAGGGTGTTCAGATTGTGAAAGGCGAATTGTTGCAGGAGATTTACGTAACTCAATATTGTACCATCACGAATATCTTTTACCAAATACAGCTAGTTTAGTTAAAAAGGTTTTTCCTTCACATTTAGTTTTTCAATTACACAACGCCTGCAATTATGAATGTATTATGTGTTCTGGCATGTATTCGTCATCAATACAAAAAAATAGAGATAAGGAGGTCCCTTCAAAAAATGCCTATGATGAAACATTTGTAGAAAAAATGATACCGTTTTTTAAGCACTCACTCATGGCAGAATTTTTAGGTGGTGAGCCTTTCTTAATGCCTATTAATTTTAAACTTTGGGAAGCTATTACTAGCGAAAACCCAAACATGTTAGTTAATATAATTTCAAACGGCTCTATATACAATGACAAAGTAAAAGGTGTTTTAGAAAAATTACCTAATGCAGGAGTACACATTTCATTAGATTCACTCAACGAAAAAACATATGCATATATAA